TTATTAATACATGATACTGCTGAAATACTTTATTTGATAAATCCATCAGGCAATGCTTGGGTAGAGATGAGTCAAAGTGGTAAAATAGATGTCTATGGAAGAGATAGCATAAGTGTTCATTCTGAAGGTGATTTAAATTTAATTGCAAATAAAAATGTTAATATTGAAGGTAAAGGTATTAACATGAGAGCAAAAAGCGATTCTATAAAAATAGAAGCAGAACAAGGAACTTTTGAAGTAAAAGCAAGTAAAGATCTAAATCTTACAAGTGACCTTAACGGAAATATACTAATAGCAGGAAGTTTAAAAGTACAAGGACAAAGAATAGACATGAATGGTCCAACACCTGCTACTGCATGTGAACCTGATAGATTTGTTCACAGCGGAAACAGAGATTACAAAGACAGTATTGCAACTAGAGTTCCAGAACACGAACCATGGTTTTATCATGATTATCAACAACGACCAGCAAGTGTTCAAGCACCTGTTGTTAGTGCTACAAAAACAAATAGTACAGAAGCCAGCAAAGCAACAACAGATACTGATAACAAAAATGTATCATCTGATAAAAAGACCGTTGACAAATCAAAAGAAAATATTGACAACCCAGAACTAATTGCAGAAGAAAAGAAAGAACTAGATGCAATTAAGAAAAGAATACAAAAACAAAATGATATTATTGCAAAACAAAACTTAGAAGCAACAAAACTTAACAATAAGATGGCAAATCAAATTATTAGTGATATAGTTTGGTCACCATATGTTACAACTAAAAATGATATACCTGTGGTTGGGTATGAAACACCAATTGATGCGTTAAGTCAAGGTAGTGTGGTTGCACAAACAACAGGTGAAACAAATACTGTAGTTGCAACAGGCCCTGAAAAAGGACCTATAACAAAAGCATTATCTGGATTAGGCAAAAAGATAGGTGGAGTATTTGCACCTGTTGGTAAATCAATAGATGACGTACTTGGCACAACAGGTGGTGCAATAAATTCTGCACAAAGATCAATTGATAACTTTTGGGCAACGGCTCAAGGAGCAGTTGATAATACCATAGCAAATATAAATGCGGCCGCGGCCAAGAACTTACCTGCAGGAACAAAATTTGGTATATCACACGGTGAAGCCATAGCGGCACATCACACAAGATTAACTGCAAATCAAAAACGTATGCGAAAAGCATATGGAGGCAGAACAGTAGTACCACAGAGAGTTCATGACGGATTGGTATATGCAGATTATGTTTACGGTGACAGTGTTTATTATTTAGATGCACAAGGAAACACAACAGATATTAGGCCATTAATATACAATGGTCAGTATGAAGAAGCAGGTAAAGTTATTTTAGGGGATCCAAGAAATCCTAAAAAAGCAGAAGAAATACATAATATAATTGTGTTTGGGCAATATATTGAAGTTGACCTAGAAGAAAAAGAAAAACTAGGATTAAGAAGAGCGGCCGAACTTTACTTTACATTAAATGACGAACAAAGAATGCAGTTTGAAATACAGTATTATCTTGCAACAGGTAAGTTTCCAATACTTATGGATAATAGAAGACAAAAGTTAAGGTTAAGCCAAATTGAAGAGAGAGCAAAACTAATTACTCCAGGTACAAACGTTGTTAGTTATGAACAAGTATCTGTATCTAACTTTGCAACTCCATCACAAACAATTATCGATACGATTATCGATAAACGCAAAACTGTGGGCATTGCATCTTTCCCAGAAGGATATTTGTTTGCAGTAGCGGCACTAGAAAGTAACTTTGTAGATGATTTAGTAGATAATGATGCAAGTGGATTATATCAATTTACAACTGCACAATGGAATTCAATATCTAGTACATACGATCCTGATGGCACAGCATACGGATTACAAATTGTTGGAACATTAGATCAAAGGACAGACGTAGAAAAAGCAACTGTGGCGGCATGTCTAGTAACAAATGCAAATAATGGAACATTACAAGGTGTGTTAAAACGTTCACCAACACAAGATGAATTGTATTGTGCTCATTTATTTGGAATTGTAGATGCTCAAGTACTTGCCAAAGCAAACACAAATACTTCATTAGATCTACTTACAGATTTAAGTCCAAATTTTGTTACAAACAACGCAACATACACTAAAGATGCCAATAACCAAACATTATTAGTTGGTGAATTTTTCCAAAATTTAAGAAATCAAATATCTAAAATTTCATACACATATAGTCAACTTTACGGTGTTTAAGAGTAAATAACTGTGGAGACAAGACATTGGCAGATGTACTACTGTTAAATGCAGATGCACAACCATTAAATATTTCTCCTCTGTCGATTATAAGTTGGCAGATGGCTATCAAGGCACATTTTAGTGATAAGGTTTCAATTTTAAAGACATACGAAGACGAGTTTATAAGGAGTCAGCGGTTAGTGATACAAAAACCAAGTGTGGTAATTGCTAACCGCTACATAAAAAAGAATCCTAAAGTAAAATTTACTCGTAGGAACGTATATTTAAGAGACGATTACACATGTCAGTACTGCTTTGAAGAATTCCCTCATACATTATTAACTTTTGATCACATACTTCCAAGAAGTTACGGTGGTCATTCATCTTGGGAAAATGTTGTAACTGCATGTAGAAAATGTAATGGTGAAAAAGGAAATGATCCTTTAATAACACCAAAAATTATGCCTGGTGAACCAGATTATTGGAAACTTATGGCAAAGATTAGGAAGAAAACAGTTATCGTTCCGCACAAAAGTTGGCTAGAATTTATTCCATGGGCAAAACTTGAGCAAGCCGCATAAGTTTAAAAAACCCCATATTTTCCGTTGATAAATATTATAAAGGAACAACGGATGGCCACAGCAATTTATAAGTTTCAAGGTTTTTCGACTAAAACAAATCAGTTTTATCCGCAAAGACTATACGATATTGAACTTGCTAAACAAGATTTACTGAATGAGATCTATACTCGCAAAGGTGAGCGTGTAATGGAGCCTGAATTTGGTAGCATTGTTTGGGAATTACTGTTCGATCCAATAGGCGAACAAGCACAACAAGACATAAAAGCAGATATGATTAAAATTGTTAGACGAGATCCTAGATGGAATCTCGAGGAAGTACAAAGTAATCAAACAACAGATCAAAGTTCTATTACTGTACAGTTGGATTTAACTTATGTTCCAACTACAACTCCTGTGCAACTGTTGGCAAAATTTGAACAACGTAGTGAAGAGGCTAATTAAAAATGGCGCAAGAAATTAGACAAAATAATTTGTTTGCGGCGGAAGATTTTCAGGCGATTTACGCCAGTTTCGCCAACTCAAATTTCAAAGTATATGATTATGATACAATTAGATCAGCAATGGTTAGTTACATACAAAAGAACTATCCAGAAGATTTCAATGATTGGATTGAATCAAGTGAATTTGTAGCAATTATTGATCTGGTTGCTTTTTTAGGCCATAATTTAGCATTTAGAAATGATCTCAACACACGTGAGAATTTTTTAGACACAGCAGAACGTAGAGAATCAGTTTTACGTTTGGCTAGAATGTTGAGTTTCAATCCAAAAAGAAATGCAACATCAGAAGGTCAAGCAAAAATAGTTAGTATTAAAACTAATGAACCAGTTTTTGATAGTAACCAAACTAACTTACAAAATCAAGAAATAGTTTGGGGTGATAATGTCAATCCAGATGCTTATGAGCAATTTATAAAAATTATTAACAGTGCGTTCAGCACAACAAATCAATTTGGTACTCCAACTGATAGTGCAGTAGTTAATAATATGCAAATACAAAGATATACTTTGAACACTCCAGCATTACAAGACATAACATATTCGACGGGCGTAAATTTAAACACCGTGCAAACACAGGTAGAATTTGTTGGAGCAGAACTTACTACAGAAGGTACAGTATATGAAAGCACACCTAATCCAACAGCCAAATTAAGTTTGTTATATAAAAATGATGGTGCAGGATTAAACAGTGTAGGTACAGGATTTTTTATGTTGTTTAAAGAAGGACAACTAAATTTCCAAGATACAAACATATCAGATCCAATTGAAAATCAAGTTATAGATATAAACGCTAGTGATGTTAATGAAACTGATGTTTGGGTACAAAACATTACAGAAGCAGGTACTGTAGAAAAGTTTTGGACAAAAGTTGAAAACACAGTTGGCAACAATGTTGCATTTAATAGTATTACAAATAATATTAGAGATATCTTTGCAGTAATTACAGGAGACAATGATAGCATATCAATTAAGTTTGCTGATGGATCTTTTGGTAATGCTCCAAAAGATATTATTAGAACCTGGTATAGAACAAGTGCAAATAAAACTGTTGTAATTAGGCCAAATGATTTACAGAACAAAGTTTTAAAAATACCATATGTTGGTGTAGATGGTAGAGATTATGTGTTGTCCGTAACAGTTAGTTTACAAGAAACTGTAGCAACAAGTTCTCCTAGTCAAACTGTTAGTGAAATCAAACAATATGCTCCAGAAGTATATGCAACGCAAAACAGAATGGTTACTGCTCAAGATTATACAGTATATCCTTATACAACAAAAAGCGGAATTAAAAAAATTAAAAGTATAAACAGAACACATAGTGGTCATAGTAGATACATTGATATTAATGATCCTACAGGCAACTACAAAGATTTAAATCTGTTTACAGATGATGCATACATATACAAAAGAGATTCTCAAAAGCGAGACACTCTTGCGTTACCTACAACAAAAACAACGCAAGGTATTATTGATACTGAAATTGCAACAAAGATTAGAGATGCAGAAACAATAAGTTTTTACTATGATAATTACACACCTGTTACAGTAGCAAACTCAACAACAATAAAATGGCAGTCTGTCAACATAGTAGCCGGCAGAGAAACAGGTTATATTGTAGACGGATCAGGAAATGTACAAAAAGTTGGTCCAGCAGGTGTTGATGAATACAAATATGTAAGAGAAGGTGCTGTGATTGAATGGCAAACACCAACTGGTGATTTAGTTTTTAGTGCAGTTGATAATGTTGATGGTAGTGGTTTAGGTGTTGACAATGCTAGTGGTACATCTAGTGGATTAACACAAGTTGGTAATGGTACAGTAAGTTTGAAAAAAATTGTACCAGCAAACAGTACAGCAAAACGTATTTGGCCTGCATATAATATAAGATTCAACACAAGTGAAAATCAAGCCATTTTAGATAAACTTAATCAAAAGGTGGACTTTGCAATTAGATATGATTATCTTAATAATAGATGGATGATAGTAGATGGTGATGATGTTAGTGTAGGTGGTTGGAGTTATGCTAACTCAGGTGATAAGAGTTCTGCAAACTTAGATGCAAGTTGGTTGGTGCGTGTTAACTTTAACAATCAACAATTTGTTTTCCAAAATAGAGTTTTAAGAACTTATATTTCAAGTGAAGCAAACATAAGATTTTTCAATGAAAGATATAAGTTTGAGTTAGATGAAGAAACACTAAAACCAGATAGAGATGAATTTAAATTCTTAGAAGTCAATTCAAAACCTAATAGTTCACAACCATTAGGCGAAGTAATAACATACAAGACAGAAGCATATCATACATTTGACGATGGATATACAGATCCAAGAAGAGTAATTGTTACAAATGTTGATCCTGATTTAGATTATATACCAGAAGATCCAACAGCATTTGAAAAAATTACAGGTAATGGTACAATAAAATTAAAGATCGTTACTGAACGTGGATTTGAGTTTGAAGAACTTGCAGGTACAAATGATAGTTCAACTTTCAATGCTACTGGTAGAAGTGGTTTAAGAATGCAATGGAAACATTATTCGCCAGATGATCACAGAATTGATCCTGCTGTAATAAACATCATCGACACATTTGTAATGACAGAAAACTATGATACAAATTTTAGAAATTGGTTAGCAACTGATGGCACTATTGCTAATAAGCCTTTAGCACCTACATCAGAAACACTAAGACAAACTTTTGCTGATTTAGAAAATGTTAAAACTTCAAGTGATACAATAATTTACCATCCTGGCAAATACAAAGTATTATTTGGAGATGAAGCAGATTCTGAAGTGAGAGCAAAATTTAAAGTTGTTAAAAACCAAGGCACAAGATTGACAGACAATGAAATAAAAGCAAAAGTTGTACAGGCAATTGAAGAATTTTTTGAAATCGAAAATTGGGATTTTGGTGAAACATTTTATTATACTGAACTTGCAACATATGTTCATAATCAAAATTTAGGTGACATATCAAGTGTTGTTATAGTTCCTCAAAATGACAGTAGCAGATTTGGTAACTTATTTCAAATTACGCCAGACTCAGATGAGTTGTTCATAAGTAGTGCAAAGGTAACTGACGTGCAAATTATTAGTCAAATCACAGCAAATAATATTAGAGTAACTGGTGCATCAAGTTCCGCCGCAGTAGCAGGTTCATTAAACGGCACAGGAGTAAGTTCTTATTCTTCTAACAGCGGTGGAGGCTCAAACGGTGGCAACTAAAAACTACAAAAGCAAAGCAACACCTATTGAAAAAGAACTGACTGTTCCAGGCAGAACTCGTCGTGGCTATGAAGAAAGAAAAGGCACAGAATTTCTTCCAAGATATTTGCGTAGCGACATCAATAAGAAATTTTTAGATGCCACTATAGATCAATTAATTTCAAATGATAGCACAAGAAGAATCAACAACTTCTTTGGTAGCAAAAGTGGATTGGTTAACAATCCTGTACAAAATTTTTATGACAACAGTAATGATAAACTAAAAGAAGATTATAGATTTAGACCAGGTATTGTATCAAATAATGATGACAATACAACAACTGTTCATATGTCATATGATGATATTTTAAACAGATTAAATTTTTTAGGTGGTGACACAACCAATCATGATAGACTTTTCCAAGATGTAAATTATGTTTGGAGACCTATTGTTAATGAAAATAAATTAGTAAACTTTGCAGAATATTATTGGTTCAATTTAGAATTACCTTTGTGTCAAATAGATGGCACATTTAATCCGCAAGACATTATAGGTAAAAAGTTTCATACTGTACCTGCGTATAACAACAAACAAGAATTAGAATTGCAAAATGGTATGCTTATTAGTTTTGGGCCACAAGTTCAAGCAACATATCCTGGAGTTTACACATACGTTGACGTAAATGGTATTACCCAAGCAAGACAATATGTTGTAGAACAAGTTGGTGATAGTATTACATTTTTAGACTATACTTTGTTAAGTAAGAAAACTCCATACACACCTAAAGTTCCTGAACCATGGGATAATCTTGCATGGGATACTAATCCATGGGATGGTTCTCAAGATGCTCCTGCACTAAAAGAATATATTGTTATGGAGCGAGGATCACAAGATGAAAATGCTTGGAGTAGAATTAATTGTTGGTATCATATTAATTGTGTTAAAGCAGTTTACAAGTATAATGATCAAGTACTTGAAGAGAATTCGATTGACAATTTACAAGCAAAACGTCCTATAATAGAATTTGCAAGGCACTTTACTTTGTACAACTTTGGTACACATGCAAGAGGCAACGCCATTGCGAAAATTACAGATGTAGTTTGGTTTAATAATTTCCTTGGTTCAAACAACGTTGGATTTACACCAGGTGGATCCAGAATATATAACGGTTTGAATATACTTGTAACAGATACAGGACTTCCACAATATGACAACTTTCTATGGGAAGTAAATGGAGTTGGTTCAGGAATAACTTTAACAAAAGTAACTGATGGAAGAGACCCACAAGGTGATCCTACTTTAGGAGATAAGATTCTA